CCATAGTAATATCACTAGACCAATCTCTAATATTAATTGGATCTAATGCTTCTACTGGCTTTTTATATTGAAAATCTTTTAAGGCATGAACTGCATTTCTTGCAGTATTTTCTTTTCCTCTCCATAGGTTTCCAAAACTTCTACCAAGTCTATTTCGACGTTTACCTAAACGTTCTGCTTGATTATTAGTAACATCAAACTGTACTCCTTCTAATCTATCGGCACTAGAACCATATGATAAATTAGCACCTGATCTTAGAGCATCAGTTATTTTACTAAATTGATATGCAGTATCTTGATCTAATGTTTTTCCATAAGAAGACATCTGATTTAGAAAATCGTCATCAACCTGATATTGATTACCATCTATAGTAAAAGTGCCGTATTTTTGAGTAGGAGTAGAACCGCCTTGTTGATATTTAATTACTTGTGCCATTTTATCACACTTACTTTATATATAAAAGGGAGATTGATCATGTCAAATCTCCCTTTTATCTAATGATCATTAAATTACTTTTTGCCGAAAAACTTATTTTTCATTTCTCCGCCATTTTCTTTTTTAGCGCATTTCTTACGACCTACCATTTTTCCACCCTTTTTGAAAACTGGTTCTCCTTCAGGAGCTTGACCTACAGGACCCTGCGGACCTTCACTCATAGCTTGCTGTAAAAGTGCTAAAAAGCCTTCACATACCTGCATTGCTGCTTGGCAATCTTGTGCTTGTAACGCTTGAGCTGCCATTTCGCCTAACATTTGTAGTGGATCTTGTCCACCCTGAGGACCAGCAGGTGCTGCACTAGGTGCGGGAGCTGCTCCACCTTCTTGAAATTTCTTAACTTTCATAATTTAAATTATTTTTAATTTTATAGATATCTCATAACTCTATGATTGTCATATATTCATTTAATGCCCAAAGATAATACTTTAGTTCTTAATATCCAAATAAAATTACTAAAATTTTCATTTACACTAAATTTTTATGAAAACACTTGCTACATTAGCAATATTATATTATCTTTGTTCCACAACCCAAGAGTATAAAATGAGTCTATTTCATTCTCTTTGGAGATGCTAGATTAAACATGAGACAATATAGGGTTATAAAAGATAGTTAGTATCTTTTAAGGAGAGTAAGAAATTACTCTCCTTTTTCTTTATCTATTTAGGAGATTCTACAAACTCACTTGGACGATTATCTTGTTCATTTATATATTTAAAGATCTTTTTTCCAAGTTTAGCATAATCAGAATCAGCCTTACTTTTATTAGCCTTTTTTGCTAATTTTATTAAAGTTCTAGAATTTTTTCTTGAGAAAATACGTTCACCACCAACTAAATCCATTTGAGGTTTTCCATCAGATCCAAGAATATACATTTTATCAATTTCTTCTTCATCTATATCCTCTTCAAAGTCTAATTCGTCTCCAATCTGAATTCCAGAATTAGCATTAACTTCTAATACATATTTCGTTCTTCCTTCTTCACTTTCAGGAGTAGAAATAATTGGTTCAGAACTATGAGCTTTACCTAATACTACATTATAAACTTCATCGTCTTGATCTATAAATACTAAATCAATATCAAATTCCATTTCTTCCGTATTAAATACTACTTGGCCTTGATCTTCAGGCATTATAAATAACATACCTTCGTCATCATCCATAGATTCTACATTACCTAAACCTTGAGCTCTTTCTTCTTCAGTTTCTGCGATTAGAACTTTATATTCTTTATCTGCTATTTCTATTTTTACCTCTTTCATTATTTCACACTTTTAATTAGTCCACTTCTATCATCTGTATTCTTTAATAGTTCATGACAAACTAATTTTCCAGCTTCAATTGCGATTTCATTAGATGAATCTTCTTGATATGCTTTATACAAAGCTTCAAGTTTATCAGTAAACTCTTTTCTAAGTGTCCACTCTTCCTTTTCAATTTCTGCTGTCTGAACAATTCCTCCTTCAGATTGTGCTACTACAGGAATTCCTTTTTTAGTAATTTGATCTTTTAATTCTGGGTTTACATTTTCTAAGTGATGTTTATGTGCATGTAAGTTTCCTTCAGGAATTAAATTCATCTTACCTCCGAGTTGGAATTTTTGTGTTTCTGTAGATTGTGTTGGTCGTTTCTGCAAGAATGCTCTAGCTTCGTCTAATTCAGGAAATTTCATTCCGTTTTTAGCTAAGGAATACATATTATCTAATCCATTATAAGTATTAAAGTTTTTACTAGCAAGAGACTGACCTATTTGATTATTTAATCTTTTCTTACCTGCATCCGTAATATCTAAAGTAGTATTTTGCATCCTTCTGGCTCTAGTTATAGCATTTTGACCTTTTCGATGAAATCCAAAGTCAAATAATCCAGCTTTTTTATTACTATATTTATCAATACTATTACTGATAAATTTCTTTGAACCACTATATTCATTACTAATATCAGATGTATTATCTACTAACTTATCAATACGCTTTCCTCCAATACCATTAATTAAATTTAGTGCAGCACCAGCAGCCATTCCTATAGGACCAAACATACTTAAACCGTCACTTATCATTCCTTGTATTTGAGAACCAGTACCTTCAACACGATCTTTAGTTCCTCCAATAAGATTTCCTATAGTTTTAGCTCCAGTATTAATCATTCCACCCATAGGATTAAATTGACTTACTACATTGTGTCCTATGTCTTTAACTCCAGACATTACTTGAGCAGTAGATCCAGTTTTCTCATTTCCTACAAGGGCTGTATTAAGATTTCCAATTAACTGGTCTCTCATTTGAAAGGCTCCTCCAAATTTGCCATTTAGATTATTTACTGTCTTAGCTCCACCAAATGTATTATTTTGTCAATTATTAACACTATTAACAGTATTCTGAGAAAATATACCTTTTGCATTTGAAAAAGGATTTTTATTAGTTAAATCAAATCCTGAGCTTTTAAAGTTTCCAATATCAGATTTGATCTTATTCGTAGAAGTATTCATAAATGTATTATAATCTCCTAATCTAAGACCAAGTTGTTTCATCATATCTAGATCGATAATATTTCCAATGCTAGCTCCTGTTTCCATTTTCTTTATTCTTTTATGCATAACTTTGAGTCATTAATGTTTGTAATGCAGTAATAATAACAAGTTTATCACCTTTATATTTAACTCTAATTCTTGCATATTTATCTCGAACTTTAGTTGCCTTTAATGGAGATTCAAAATCATTAGAGCTTGTTTGTTCATAATATATTGGTTGTACTTGGAAATACCAAGAATCTTCACTATAGTATATATTAC